CCGTGCATCCACATTTCGTAGCAGGCAGCGAGGACGCCGGCTTGAATGTCGGGGACTGTGGCGTTGCGGCGGCAGTAGTTGAGTTGTTCGTGAATCGCGTCGATCCCACGAGGAGCCAGGCAATAGCCAGAGCTGTGAGACACAAAACGGCGCGAAAGAAACTCCGCCTCCGCCTTCGGGATGAAAGGGCGGAAGACGCCGCTCTTGTCAGCCACCACATCAGTGTAGCCGAAGCCAAGTGGTTCCACGAAATCCCGCAGGCTATACATGTTGAGATAGCGGGCATACTCATCTGATACAGAAAGAATGTGATCGTCACCGTATACTTGTAATTCCACATTGTTGTCCAAATGTTGCGGGAGGAGGAGATGGGGAGCGTCTTGGAGAGCATGGTGAATCCAAGCATACAAGAGACAAAGGTGAATGATGCTGTTGTACTCAGAAGTGAGAGCCCAGCCCGACGGATTGCCTTGGGCCGTGCCGAAGTGGAACGTTGGGGCGCTGGAGGTGTTGTATGCGAGGGCTTCCATGAAGGTGTGTCTCGCACTATTCCAATAATCCCCTGAGTAAAACCATTGTGCGACAGGGAGGAAGCAGTGCATTGCGAAGAAGGGCCGAATTGATCCGTCCCAATTACTGAAGTCTCCACAAATGATGTTGTTGTGCCTGAAGATGCGCCGTTGAAGAAGGGTCCAGTCGAGGCCGAGAGCGTTGACACCGATGCAGATTCCGCTTTCAATGGGGTTCCCAAGGAGCCAAGCTTTAAGTCCGCCGAACAGTTGTCGAGCAACCACTGTGTGGTGAAGGGGGCTGACTGAGATTGTCCGGGTTTTGACAAGTTCAATTTTTGCATTTGGGCGGGTTTCGGACTTGAGGGACTCGCAGAAATGAGCTGTTGGAATGTCTCCACGCTGGTAGGACTCGAGCAGTTCGTGTGCGAGTCGTCGGCACTCGTTGGCAAGTGGCTTATCCCGCCAGACAACGACGTCATGAGCATTGTGCTCCAAGATTCCGAATTTGGCATGACATCCGCGCTGACTCCAAGGAAGTCCAGCGCTGGTTGAGAGTTTGAGGGGTGGATCGTTTCCTCGTCTCGAGCCGCCAATTGCTTCGCCAACCGTTGAAAGTCTTCGATAGCGGCTCCTCTCGGAGAGACTCCCAAATCGTTGTTTGACTCGGTTGGCGGCCCACAAAAATGGAGCTTCGTGGGTTCGTCGAGTTCGTCAAGTGGCTTGGTCGTTTTCTTGATAGAGAGAAGTAGTGGATCCTGACCTCTAGCCCGGTTGTCTTTCGCACTGAGGATGGATGGCTGAGTGAGTGGCTCCCCGAAGGTGCCAATGAGTGGCGAGGGGACCCACTCAGATTTCCGGTTGAGGTAGATTTCTCGCTCCGGGACTCCAGTGATGTAAGTGCCAGACTCTCCACACGCCCTGACGAGGCTGCTTGGGTCGAGAATATCCGTGAGAGGGACGTCCTTGACATCAGCCTGGTAGTCTTCAGTGTTGCCACGGGCATGGCGGATGAGTTCTCCGTTGATGGGAGCAAAAACTGCGCCGATGGAGCCAATACCGGCGAGGATCCCAATGATCTTGGGGACTCTGTTCTGGTCGTAGGCAAAGAGAGGAGTTCCACAGTCACCTTTCTCATACTCCTCCTGGACGTTGTACATGTACTCCGGCCAGCATTCGTTCTCGTCGTTCCAATAGATGTACCGAGCTCGTGCAGGGCGCACCGAGACCATGCCGTTGGATGCGACACGGACGGTGAAAGCATCGAGACTCGGAACTCCACGCTCGTCCTGCATCGGAATTGTGTCGTGGTCGGTGCAGAGCGATCGCATGATGGTCTTCGCTTGGGGGAGAGAGGTTCCACCCATGTCAAATAGAACTTGATCCTCTCCACGACAAGCCTGGGTGAAATGATCGTGAAGTCTGAATTTGGAGGATTTGCTAGGTGGTGTGCCAAGAGTTGGTGCGATGTGGTAAAGAGTGTTCTTCCGTACCGCCAGAGCTGAGTGGCAATTGAAGAGGTGGATGGGGCCATGAAGGGCCAAGGCGTAAGAAATTGTTCCGCCGGTTTCAGCGTTCGTGACTTTCCGCATATTGAGGAGGGCTCGGGAGATGAGTTGGGACATGTCCTGAGGCACATCCGAGCAACCGAGGTACGACAGATGGGAGTTGTTCGTCG